CCGCAATGCCGCTTAAGGTATCGCCAGATTGGACCGTATAAACCTCATCGCTAGCAGGCGCTGGGCTTGGCTGTGGTGCTGGTTGTGGAGCGGGTGCAGGTGTGCTATCGCTAGCGCCAGCATAAGCGCGCCAAGTGTTTGCATCGCCGTAAAATTCATTACAGTCAAGGTTGCCTGCCCAACCATCAAGCCTGCCCGAGCTTGTCCATTGCCACATTGCGTAAAATTTCCACCACTTAACGGCAGGCTCTGGACCGGCGTTAGACATGTCGTAATTGTAATCAGCTACGTTATCGCGGTAGCGCGCAATCCATAAACCATAATCAGCGTCAGCAACGCTTGACCAGTCGTGGCTTAATACCACGCTCTCTGACATGTAAATTAAAGCCTTTTTGCCTGTTTTTTCCTTGAATAAGTCAAGCCAGCGCTTCGCCCATGCAACGTCATGTGTTGCGTCCTCCCAATCTAGGATAAATAGCGTGCCTGGCGTTTCCAAGTAGCCCTTGATATTGTTTATAAAGAAATCAACCTCAGCTTCAGCGCTGTTTGCGCTGTTACGTGCGAAATGGTAAACGCCTACCAATTTGCCGGCGGCAATTGCTTGCTGATAAAACGTATCGCAAGCGCTGTCAACAAATCCAACGCCTTCTGTAGCTTTTGCAATCACAAAATCCGCGTTAATAGCGCCAGCGTTTAAGCCTGCTTGCCAATTGCTTATGTCTATGCCTTTTAGTGCCATACGACCCCCTAAAGTAGTAAAATTTGTAATACTACTATTATAGCATAAAGCTAATGTAAATAATTTACGCTACCAGTTATTGCTGAGCGGCGTTAAGTTTTCAGATTTATCAAGCTCGTTATAATCATCACGCATTTTATTCGATTTTTTACGATTACAACGCATATGCGACAATTGCACGTTTTCAATTGAATACGGCGCGCCGCCACGACTTATTGGTACAATGTGATCAGCTTCAACTGCTAGTGGGTTCATTTTTCCAGTGGCCGGATCGGTCTTTGGTAGGGTTACGTCAATAAAACGCCCACAAATTGCGCATACAGGGTCTTTTGAGGCAATAGCACGCCCGCGCACTTCACGCCACGTTTTCAAATCAAACGCATCTCCGTTTGGTAAAACCCTGCCTGTTTTCTTTGGTTTTTCCATTTTAGCCCTCCTAGCCTATTTGATTTATCGTAAAATTAGCCTTGCCGCTATAAGTGATAGCTATAGTATCAACCGCCGCGGCCGTATCGTAATTACTATTGCTAATAAACAAATACTCAAAATTGCCATCACTACGCTTTACAGGCTCAACATATGCATAAGTCCTTAATTGGTTCGGTTTGCCTGGCTTGACAATAACGCCGATAGGCATAGTAGTGTCTTTATTTTCTGGAGTCATCAGTACGCGCCAACAATGCGTGCGTGCGTCTGGCGGTATTACGATATCCACCACGTAACGCTTAAGGTTCAGCGCATCGCCACCGAAAAACTGCAACTGTTTAATCTCCTCAAGCTTCTGCTTAGCTTGTGATAGCAACATATCAAGTACGTTTTTTGTTCTCATTTTAATTTAGCTCCTGTAAATAAAAATCAACGTCAGCATTCGCCATTATACCAATTTTCAGCCGTAAAGCCGTGCCTGTCGGTGCTACTATGTGGATCAGATATTCATTTTGGTTTTGGACCGTCGGGCTAACCGGCGCAATGCCATAAGCAGTGTCGGCGTTAGCACTATTTGTGGCACTGTTCCAGTTTGAAAATCTAACGCCGTTTAAGTACCGCAAATCAGGTACGACATCAGCCAATAATATGTTTTTGGCGGGCATGTTTTTAGGCACAACCACAAGCTTAATGGCTTTGTATGAGGTGCCTTGTGCCTGATATGGCGCTACAACGCTAAATTGCAGGTCGTGGCTGCCAGGCTTTTCAAAATACTTAGCCTTAATTTGATTAGTTCCTACAAACTGCGTGGTTTTAAGTTCATCAATATCTAATAATAGTTGGCGTAATATTCGTACTAAATCATCAAATGCACGCATTACCAAGTACCCCTAATAGTGCTTGAAGTTGTGCCTTTATCGCTACTACGCACTGTAAAATGATAAGCTAGCTCAATATCGCTAACGGTTGCCGCTACTGTCATGCTAGTATGATATTTGTAAAAGCTTGTAGAGTCGTATTGTGGTATAAATAGCTCACCAAGTATGCCGCTACAGAAGACTGATCCAACCACCGCATTAGCGCCGTTAAATATGTCCATTTTTACGCCATAGCCGCGATTATTCGCGAAATATTCGCTTTTGCCATGATAGCCGTTAGTCTTGACTTCAAGCTCTAGGATTGGCACGACCACCGCGGGCTTGTTGTGTTTTGGCACAAAAGTTTGATCACAAATTAAAGTGTGTTCATTATACAGGCTGCCTGTATTTGGCAATTGTATATGTGATAGCTGCCGCACGGTTTGGTTATTGCTGGTGCTGAAATAAACAATGTCGCCGTGGTCATCACGCAAGCCGCTACGTACTAAATACGCCAACATACCGCTGTTCTGGCTGGTCAGCTGTGGCGTTTTCAATTCGTCAAGTTCACGGCGCATAGCTGCAACCTGTTCCTCAATGCTATCATTGGCGATATTTAGCCGCATTAAACCGCCTCTTGCTTGCTGATAATATCATTGATATCAATGTCGTCAAATGTTAATTCAACCGACTCCCAACCATTATTATCAACGCCAACATTTATGCTCTCAATCCTGTAGTAGCCATCAATGTGCTGCAACGATTTGTTACCGTTCAATTTTATGTAGATAGTATCACCCACGCCGACATCGCTTAAATCAAGCGCGCCGTTTTCAACAGTAATGCTTGGTAGCTCAATGGGGTCTTTACTGTAGTGTAGTACGGCGGTGGCGTTTTGTGTTAATGTGCCTATTTCGGTAACGCTATTGTACGAGGCTATCATTTCACGCCTATAAATCGCCTGCTGGCTTGTAGCGTCTTCAACTTTGGTCTGGACCGCATCTTCACCATTTCCACTGCCAATACCATAAACAACATTAGCTACGTTTTCAACGCTTCTATCAAATGAAAAACTGGCAATATCGCCGGGGTATTCTAGGCGCATATCTGGTCGGTAGTAGCCTTGAGCTTCGTATGTATTAAATAGCTTGTCAGGCGTTATTTCGAAATCGCAACCCTTGTTGACCTGCGACAATTGCTGCAAAAATGACTTAACTTCTTTGCGTTCCTGGTTTCTATCGCGGAGTATAGTTGCGCCGGTGTGCCTGCCGCGCCGCACGCCATAATCACCGCCGGCCATCTTATTACAGGTATCAATCACGCCCCACATAATGTCCTGCTGAGGCTTGTTGCTGTAATTCATAGTTACGTAACGTTTTTTGTAATAGTTCAAGTAGCCGCTAGCATTAACTGACATCTTTACGGCGCTACTTGATCCCTTGTAGCCAAACTTTATAATGTTTGTGCCTACAATATACCTGCCATCACGCTTTACGCGGATATCGTTACGACCTACCTCCATAAAGCTCCTAGGGCTATCACCAAAACCCATTGCTTTGATATATTCCTCGTACCTTGTCAAGTCAACATCAAAAGATAGCATATCCGCGTCATTGCGGGTTTTGGACCACCGCATATTTTCGCATAGGTGGAAAATATCGCCCATTGGCTTATTGTCTTTTGACCAAACTTCAACTTCATATTTTGCCATGATTAGATACCCATAAATCCACTACTAAACTTAACTGTAGCGCGCCCAGTATCGCTAGTAACTGCGCTAGTTAGTGCTAGGTTATTATCACCGCTTGCTAGCTTTATAAACGTGCTACCATCTGATTTTAAGTAGTAAATATCAGTGCCGCTTGGTTCTGTGCCGTTATTAGTAGCTTCATCATAAGCGGCTTTGTCAACCTGCACTATGGTTTTCAGGTGCGTATTAACAATCACCACATCATTTGCGGTTAAATCTGCTAATATCTGCATGAATTGGTTAGTGGTTTGATTAACCACCTTTGGTTGGTGGATTGGACCAAATATAGTAATGACTGGATCAATGGTGCTTGTGCCTGTATTGTTCACGGTGGTATACTGCGAGCCGCCGCCTGCAATAATCAGCGGAAATGTAACAGGAAATCTAAAACCGCCCTCAGGGTTACCGATCCTTAGTGTAGCCACAATACCGCCACCGCCGCCGTAATCATACCAGAGCGGGTCATCAGCCTTAAGGTTCAGCTTGTACTGTGCTTTTTGCCTAAGCGCACCAATGCTACTAACTACACCCAGCACAACAACGTTGGTCGTGTAGGTGTTGCCTGCATCAGTCACGTAACGCAACAGTAGCCGTTTTTCAGCAAGCAGGGCAAACAGTTCACGCCGCTTTTGCTCAACCACCGCAATGTCGTGATCAGCAATAACGCCAATGATTGATAAAAACCGTGCTTCAAAATTCTGTTCACCTGTCCAGCCGCCGGTCATGCCAATGTTTACGCCTTGGCTGGTGCGGATTTCTGGTAATCCTGAAAACCCCTCTAAATCAGGGTTTACGTGCATACTATTTTCACGACCGCCGTTTAGGTTTATCTCTGTACTTTTCCCTTTAAGCCAAATTTGCATAATTCCCCCTAACTTTGACTCACCGCATAAGCAATATCACTTGATACCTGTTTGCTGGTTAGGCTGTCAGGCACGTTATTGGTAATGTTCATAATAATGTTGCTTGGCGTTTGATAATTGCCAGCTGCAACGTTCTGGCTAGCCGTAACGTTAGCGTTAAAGCCGGTAGACATTGACGAGTTAAAGCCAGCCATAGCGTTCATAGCTTCATCAGACATATCAGTGACTGCTTGCGTGACCATATCTTTATTTTTAGTAAAGCCCTCAGCCAAACCTACCACGTTCATTTTACCAATCCAAGCAAACTCCTTTGACGGCGAGTGAATACCAAAAATATTTTTAATGCTGTCAATGACGCTTTTACCAAAACTCTTAATTTTATCAGTGATCCAGCCGGTCACGTTGCTAATACCTTGCCACAAACCCTTGACGAGATTAGCGCCAATTTGAATTAAATTATTAGGCGATAAAGCGTTAGCTATTGTCGTAACTACTTTAGATGCTGCAACCAACACACTGCCATACATTGCGGCAATTCCACCGATCAGACCAGCTATAAGCTGTACACCTGACCTCATCAAGCCCTGCAAAAATTCAGGGCGGGTAAGTGTAGCAATTATATTAGCTACAATTTGCGGTATTGCGTTTACTAAGGCAGTAATGATAACCGGTATAGCCTGTACCATTGCCATATAAAACTGAATTGTTCCCATAATTAGTGCAGTCAAGCTGTCAGGCGCGGTTAGAGCATTAACTATACTAGTTACAATCTGCGGTATCATTGGTACTAAAATATTTATGATTTGCGGCAATGCTTGGAGAATTCCAAGGCCAATTTGAATAACACCTTGGATAAACTGCGGCAATGCTGCAACTAATACTTGGATTAAAGTCGGTAGCTGTTGTACAAGGGCGTTCATAATGTTTACGGCCGCGCTAACAATAGCCGGCACAAGTGTTGGCAGTAGTTCGCCAACCACAGGCGCCAATTGTTGGACCAACTGAGATAATCCGTTAACGATTTCAGGCAATATTTTAACAACTTCTGGTGCGGCAATTTTAATAGTGCCAATTAAGCTTGTTATAAAGTTTTGCATACTACCACCACCGCTTAAGAAATCCTGAAATGCTTTTTTGGTGGTGTTTAAGCTGCCGGACAGTGTTTCATTTTCCTTTGCATAATTGCCTGCATATTTAGCAGTCTTTTCCAAAAACATCTGCGTTGCTAGGCTAACCTTTTCTTGCATAGACATTTGTTGCGTGGTTTTGCCAATACCTTTTTGGAGCGCATAAGCATTTAGCGCGGTATCGTTCATAGCCACGCCAAGGTTGTCCATCATAGTAAAGTTGCCTTTAGCCATGCCTGCCACTGACTCAAGCGCAAAAGAGGTATCAATACCCATGATACTTGCCACATCAGTCGCACGCTGAATAGCCTCAGCGGACATTTTCATACTATCCTGCACGCTAACACCAGCACCTTGATAAAGCGAGCCCATTTTGTTTGCACCCGCCAGAAATTCGTTTTGGCTTAAGCCCATGTTTTTGTATGAATTTTTGGCAATGTTCTGGATATTAGTAGCGTACTGACCAAACACCGCCTCACTACCGCCAAGCTGCTGTTCAAGCTCAGCGCGTGCATTAAGCATTTTACCAGTCAAGGTGGCAATACCAGTCGCACCAGCCGCAATGCCAGCGCCAATTGCCGCACCACCAATTTTAGCAATACTACCAAGTTTGCCAAGTGCTGCCTGAAATGGACCGCTACCAGAATTGACCTCATCGCCAAGCTGCTTAGTAGCTTGCGAGCCTGCACCTTTCATGCCAGCCGCAATTTTGCCCTGGATGCCGGTCATGTTTGGGGCTATTCGTATATAAGCTGTGCCGATATCTGCCATTGTTGCGTTTTTACCTCTCGTGATTATTCCAGTTTTGCCGCAACCGTTAGCGTATTATTTACTTAAATTATACCATAATTTAGTCAACGCGACCAGCGTCTTTTGACTTGCGCAATACTGTATTAGCTATGTATGCTTGGTGCTTATTGGCGGTATTTATACTGACTTTGCCAATCGCACGAGTACCGCGGCGGATCGTGCCAACGCCCGTGCTAACTTCAACCTTTAACGGTTCGGTGCTTATGCTACCAATCATGCTTTGCGCACGCTGTGCAACTGCCACCGCGCTTTGATTAACTAAACCGCTTGCCATCTCAGTCAGGATTGCGTTAGCGCTATTGGTGTCCAAACTAAAACTAACATCTGCCATAATACTTTTATTATAGCAATACTACTATCAATAACATAACCGTTACTATCCACCACTCCCCTGCTCACGCCATGGCGCACATGTTTATAGGGGTAGCATCTCTCCCCTGCCCTGCCATTAGGGGGTGTTGCTACCCCTGTTATAGCCCATTTTTCAACCCCCCCGCAAAAATCAGCCGGGGAAGGGGTCGGGGGATAGGCGGGGAAGGGG